CTCACCGTCTTCATCATCTTCATACTCTTCATACTCTTCTTGCTCTTGTTCTTCTTGCTCCTCTTCTTCGAATTCAGGAAGATTTTCTTCATGAATTGTCTCTGGTACCGGGGCTTCCGCTGCCTCTGAGGTAACAGTGTCTAATCCTTCTCCGAGCATATCGTCGAAAGAAATAGCACTAAAATCTAATTTATCGTTTGGGTTTGTCATTATACAAAAATATTAATTGTTTTGGTTTATATATTTATAAAATTATTTTTTATATTCTCTATTACTATATTGCACTCCTTATATTTTCTTTCTTCTAGGAGTTCCAAATTTAGGAAGTATTTTTCCCCCAGTTTTAAAAGAAGCCTTTATAATTTGCTTCTTTTTAGGGAGATTCTGTTTTTTATAATACTCTATCTCTTCAGGTTCTAAATTTACTCTCATCCACTTTTTGGTCTCATCATTCCAAACGTTTCTGTGGGTGGGGACTTGTCCATACCTGCCTCCTTTTGCATCATACCCATATGTTGACTTTCGACCGGATATAGGTATAGAGGTACTAGTCTGAAGCTTTTTATCAATTGAATCTCGCTTTATTGAGTTAAGTTTAGATTTAAGTTTTTTAGGAACTATATGTTTTATCCTTTGCCATGTTGGATATGTAGATGGGAGAGCAACCCAATTATCTATTTCATCTTGGGGTGGAGGAGTGTATCTATAATCATCATCAAAAATCCTTGAATGATTATTAACGTCACGCCCTGCCGCCTTTCTGTTTTGCATTAATTGCAATTTACTTTTTCTCCACTCATTCCGTTCTTTAACTGAATCAAACCCATCCATAGTTGGGTTCCTGAGTATTCCCCCAGTTTGTTTTTTATTTACAAATCCCCCTGTTTTGTACCCATCTGCAGGAGTCTCAATTACATCTCCTTTATAAGGGCCTGTAGGAATATTTCTAACTCCTGGAGGGACACTTTTATGTGATTCAACTAAGTGCCCTTCTTGATTATACTTATCAATGTTGATAGGAACTTTCATACCGTTAGTATTAAACGGGGTATTAGGGGGAACATTTTTAAAAACTGCAGACTTCTGTAAATCCCCTGCTGCGTGGTAAGGGCGTAACCCTTCTTTCTGCTCTTCAGGAGTTGTTAAAGTTGCAGGTTGATCTCGCTCCTGCTCTTGTAAATAATCTGCTACAATGTCCTGACCTTGATTGTACGCTTTATATACATCCATAATAGACCCCTCCATTCCAGAAGATCTAAATTTATCTAATAATTGCCTACGTTCGCTATTTGTCATTTTCCGTCTGGGGTAAGATCTCCTTCTTTATCTAAAGCCTGTTGCTTGAGATCAAGTTCTCTCTCTTTTAATTCGAAATTTTGATTCATTTTCTCAATCTCGATATTAATCTTATCATCCGTGTCAGATGCTTCTGCTTTAATTAAAGCAAGCTCAATCTGCAGCTGTCTATCTTTTTCTTTATCAATAGCTGCTTGTTGAATTTGTTGCTCTTGAACTTGAGAGTCTCTAGCAGCTTGTTCTTGCTGGGCTTGTTGTTGAGCTTGCTCAAGTTCCTGTTGAGCTTTTTCTGCTCTAGTAATCTTATCCTTAAGACCTGTATAGTTCTCAGTATCAAACAAATCAAGAACAGCGCTAGCTGGGGTCCCGTTTTGAATCATAGCTTGAGCTAATCCTTTAGCTTGTTCGAGCTTGTCTTGGTCTCTTCCTGCGTCAGATACAAATACCCCATATTCACTTTCCATGTGCTGGAATGCATCTAGTTCTAAAAACTGTGTATTTAAATCAGGCATAACATACATTGCTTTCTTACCTGTAATCCAAGCTTCTTTAGAGTAATCTAAAAGACCTTGTAAATCTCTCTGCTCAAACCTAGAGTACTTGCGAAAGATGTCTTCAGTAATATGAGAGGATTGTACAATAGCTTGTTGTGAGGTAGCTTTACCTTCATAAGTACCAATGCTTCCTTGTCGTTGCCTATTTACCCCGGATATCTTTTCCCACTCTTGCATGATAGATTCAAGTAGCCCAAGATATTGCTCTATAGTTTTAATAGACATATCAAGTACGGATTGATGTTGAGGTGATAGTTGTATACCTTCCTTATTATAATCTACCCAAGCAATACCTGTCCCCTCTACAAAGTACATAAACTTATCCATGTCCCACTTCTTTGGGATCATATTAATATCAAACTGTGCAATAATATCTTTAGACCTAGCAATAGCTAACTCCATACGATACTTAAAGATGTTGTAGTTAAGCTGAAACGGTATACCTAATGATACAAGAGAAATATTCTCTGCATTTATATCTGAGTACTTTCTTCCGTTTAATGGGAGTTTACATATAGAAGGATTATCTAAAGATGTACGTTGATTTGAGATAGGGGACATACGTATAAAGAATCTGCCATCAATCTTTGTTCCTTCCCACACTTCATTCACCCATTCGTATTTAATAGTTGCTCCTCTTTCTTTCATCTCCCCAGGCATGCGGTATCCTTCTTCTACTTGAAGCATCTCCATCATACCGGTATTTTCATCAATGTATTCCACAAACCCAATACGTTTTCTACTCTTCCAATACACTGTAACACACTCTATAAGTCTATTACGAGATGAATTATTCCCAGCGCCTGAAGCTTCGGATCTATGTAGTAAGTAAGATTCAGTAGATGAATGCTGCGGGTCCTCAAGTGCTAATACTTGTTCAGGAGTTAAGTAATCCCCAAACGTATCTATAAGAGTGGAGGCATGTGCAAATTTACGTACAATAGCCCAATCCCCATCTTCTACAAATTCAAGATCTGGGTCTTTATCGTAATCTATATCTAAAGGATTTAAAATCTCGTAGAAAGGTTCGTTACGTCGTACTCCTTTATGTGAGTATACTTCTCCTGTGACTAAATAATGAAAGAAACCTTTTTGGAATTTATCATATACTTCCTCACTGTGCATGATATAGTTAATAGCAGCTTGGCCTGTAATGGCTCTATTGTCTACATAACTTCTATCGAATTCTTCTTGTACTTGTTCAGGAAGCACTACTTCTTGCTCTTCAAGATTAGAGCTTGGGTCTTTAGCTAACGCATTCATGTACATATTTTGTACCTGCGTTAATAAAGCCTGCTTTTTAGCATCTTCTTTTTGAGATACAGCATCTGCATTCTTAACTGTAACTGTGTAGTTAAGTGGGCGTTTAGATTTTTCCCCTAGTAATAAATCAATAACCGGTTTAATTATTGGGTAGTTACGTAGCTTTGATGGAAAATTGGCTCTAGTTTTACCGTATGGTTTTAATACATACTTATAGTCTTGCTCGTCAATAGTACCATTATAGTACTCGTATAAAGACTTAAGTCTGCCTGTTCGTTCGGCTAACCCAAACTTTGAGAGGTTAATAAAAGCGTCTACACACTCTTCTCTCCATTTCTTATTCTTCTTTGATAGCGGGATTCGCTGTTTAGGTATCTGGTGAGTTCCGTACATCTTTGCAAAATTACTTATAAATACTATTAAACCATTCGTCGGCTGACCTATCTGTTAAAATTTCTACCACCTCTCTATTATATAACTCTCGCGTATGATACATCCCAACCATAAATGCCATAACTCGGTCAAAGTTACCCTTATGATTAAATTTAATCAATTCTTGCAGCAATGCAGGGTCGTATATTTTATGCAAGTTAAGCTGAGTATTCCCATCTTCATCTGTATGCCTAGGAGTAATTAACCAATCCCGTATGTAAAGCTCTCCTTGCCTTTTACGTTGCTCAGTCATATGCATCCCATATTGACGCTTTACATTTTTGGACCGTAGTTCTCTCTTATCCAACATTTCAAATTCTTCTTGTAACTTATATAGTTTGCGATATCTTTTTGCGTAAGCAATGAGCTCACCACGGTCGTTTTCGAATCCGATTTTGGCGTTGTAGAACTCAGCCAGCATAAATAAATTCCTGTTATATTCATCTTGTGTATTAGGTCTTCCAACATAACTAGCTACAATTATGTCATCCGGTTTGGATAGGTTATTAGGTCGTTTAATTACATACGCTGCCCCAAGTGATTCATTACTTGTTGAACTAGAGTGAGCATATGGGTCATGGCACACAAGATACAAATTATGAGGGACTTCTTCATCTTTTGTTTTGTATGGTGTTTCATATATTATTACTGCTCCTATTGTTTTGTCCCCCTTTCTATGTGGGAATTTGTATACAGGAGTT